GTTACACAAGAGGAGTAATATGAAACAATTAGTTAAGGAAGAAAGTTTAGTGGTTATTCAAAAAGATGATGTTTTTACAAATAGTAAAATTATTTCCGAACACGCAGGGGTCCAACACGTTGCAGTACAGAAAATCACAGAAAAATATAAAAATGATTTTGAGGAATTCGGAAAGCTGAAATATAAGAATTTAAAATTCGAAAATTCAGGAAGAGGAAGACCGAAAAAAATATACCTATACAATGAGCAACAAGCAACTCTATTATTAACGTATTTGAAAAATACAAAACCAGTCAGAGAATTCAAGAAAGCACTCGTAAAACAATTCTATGAAGCAAAAAAGAGATTGAAAGAAATCAAAACACCCGAATACCAACAACTAAGACTAACCGCTAAGAGTTCAACAAAAACATTGCACGACACGATCAAAGAAAAATATATACCGTATGCAATAGAAAGCGGAAGTAAAACGTATAAGGAAAATCCCGGATTAGCGTATAACAACTTTGAAAAAGTCGTGAATAAATCTTTACAAATAGTCGTTAAAGGGAGAGAATACTTAAATAAACGAGAACAAATGCGCCTAGATATGGTAAACAATATAATTAAGTGTCTAATTGAAGATTGCATAGGAAAACAAGTTGAGTATCACAAGATAGTAGAACTGGCAAAGACTAAAGTAAAACAAATAGCAGGGCTTTTTGACTTTGAGGATATATCAACGCAAGTATAAATATAAGAACCGAAGGGCTTTCGGAGATAGCTTGGTAAATTTAGTTTCAATAGAAACTATTACCCAAGAACCCCACGATTTCAATCGTGTAGAGTGTCAGATATAAAAATATAAAAACTTTTTAGCAACCGCAATCTTGCGTTTGCTTAATATTTTAACAAAAGTCGCTAACTAAGAGAATTTTTCATTTAGGAGTGAATCACTATGAATAAAAATGGAATAGACATATCTAAATGGAATGGTGAAATTGACTTTCAAAAAGCAAAAAATGACGGAACTGAGTTTGTGATTATTAGAGAAGGTTATGGAAAAAAAGATCCTAAACAAGTAGACAAACTATTCAGTAGGAATATTAAGGAAGCGCAGAAAGTCGGTTTACCTGTGGGTGTTTACCATTATAGCTATGCTGATAGCGTTTTGGATGCTAAAGCGGAGGCGGAGTTTTGCCTTGAAAATATACAAGGATATAAGCTTGAATATCCTGTTGTATTCGATATGGAAGATCGAACTCAGCTTTCTTTAACCAATCGTCAAAGAACGGACATAGTAAAAGCATTTTGTAGTGAAATAGAAAAAGCAGGATATTATGTTATGATTTATTGTACGTATTTTTGGTACACAAAATATTTATATCAACAAGAAATCGAAATATACGATTTGTGGCTTGCGCAATGGGATGTTCCAAAACCTAGTATAGAATGTGGCATTTGGCAGAAATCTGATAAAGGCACGATAGATGGAATAAAAAGTAATGTAGATTTGAATATTGCATACAAAGACTATCCATTAATCATTAAAAGTAAAGGGCTAAACGGATTTTGTAAATCGAGTGATGTTAATTTACCATATGTTACAATTACTGTTAAAAAAGGCGATACTTTGTGGGATCTAGCAAATAAATACGGTACAACTGTTAATCAAATTGCTAAAGATAATGCAATCAAAGACATAAGTAAAATTTATCCTAATCAAATTCTTAAAATTAAGATAGGAGTATAATGATGAAATTATTAAAAAGATTAATGTGTGTTTTAGCGGAGTAAAAAATTTAAGCGCTTAACATTGTCATATAAGAGTGACAAACGTTGAATAACAAGCCAAATTATGCTAAAGTAATAGTATGGATAGTGATTGCAACACGATAAGGCGGTAACCTCTAACCGCTTTCCATTAAATTTTAAAAGAGGTTACACAAGAGGAGTAATATGAAACAATTAGTTAAGGAAGAAAGTTTAGTGGTTATTCAAAAAGATGATGTTTTTACTAAGTTTTTTGGGGGCAAGCACAAAGAAAAAGACGGATAAACCCGCCTAACAATGGCAGAGGGGGGAGCAGGAGCTAATAACTCTCCGCTCTCTCTTTGTTTTATCTTAGCGAGCAGACTTTTTTTACTCCTACAGGCGAAAAGTACAACGATAGGAGACCTATAACCCGCTCCAGAGTGGAACAAAAGTAGCGGATCAGAGGTACAAAACAAAGAGAGAAGAAGCTAAAAATATTTTGAACATTTAAAAGATACTTTTAAAATCATTCTGATATATATCTAAAATTAATGTAAAGGCATCAAATTTAAGTTTAAATACTAAATAGATAAAATTACTCTGCTTGATCAAAAAGTGTATATTAATGGCTAAAATATTTAAAGCAGAGAGAAAGGTAACTAGTATACGAAAAATATAGGTGTGATTAATGGCAAAAAAACGACGTATAAGTTTAGGAATAAAATGGTGTTTTCCAAAAAAAAACGTCCCTTTTGTGAGAGCACATGTTGGACATCAGAATTTTTGAAAGTTATGGAGAAATGTTTTTATGAAGAATATGGGAAACACCCTACAATTCAAGAATTAAGAGATTTTTTAGTATATGAAGGAGAAGAAACTCAGATATTAGATAAATTAATTTTGGCTGGATATGGAGAAGAAGTATATCATACGTGGTATGACTAAAATTAACGTAAAGGCATCAAATTTTAATTTAAATACTAAATAGATAAAATTACTCTACTTGATAAAAAAGTGTATCTTACTGGCTTTAAATATTTAAAGCCAGTATTTATTATTTAGAGATAATATTATACAAAAATATTTAATATATTACATGATCATTTACTTTACATTATGACGCTATAATGCTATAATATAAATGCCGTGAAAATAATTCCTAAAAAATTGAATATGAATAAATTAATGCGTCTATTTATAGATTAGTATAAGGTTTTAGTGAATTATACCTTTACGGCAACTAATCTATAAATAGGCGTATTGTTTGTATTTAAAAATAAGTAGATAATGTCATAAAAATTCCATTAAGAATATTTTTCAAGATAATAAGGAGAAATTTTTATGCAACAAAATTTCATCGAAAATAGTTTAATTATTTTGACTAAACAGACTATGGATAAATTTTTAGAGTATGATAACGCAGCGGAGCTAATAGCGTTATATACGTTTTACTACTATACAGCTAAGTGGCAGAACACTAACCACCCAAAATGTACTAGTGATTACGTGGCTAAAGGTTTACACTGGAATAGAAATAAAGTTATAAGAGTGAAAAAACAGCTTTTAGAATTTGGTTTGATTGAAGATATAAGAATGATAGATCAAGAAACTAAAAAAGTTATGGGGCACTATATAAAAATGAATTATATCTTTAAAAAAGAAACAGTAGACGAAACCCAGTGTACTCAAAAACCACCCACTGGATATGGAGTACTTGAAGCCAGTGTACCTAAAAGCGAGGGGGTGGATTTTAAGTATACAAATGCTTTAAGTACTAATAATATAAATGCTTTAAGTACTAATAATATAAGAAAGAAAGAAAGAAAGAAGAGAGTACCTAAAAAAGAGAATAAAATAAGTTTTAATGATATAATAGAAGAATATACGCAAAACGAACAATTACGATCTGAGTTAAAAGAACATCTAAAAACAAGGAAAGCAAAAAAAGCACCTGTAACTAACAGAGCTCTTATCCTAAGTCTAAATAAGTTAGACACTCTAGCAAATACAGATGAAGAAAAAATTATCATCGTTCAGAATTCCATTATGAACGGTTGGACGGGATTTTTTAATATACAATCACCTAATAAAAAAACTCAAATTCCCGAAAGGTACCGAATACCCACCAAAGAAGAGTATGACGAGGGGTGGGATTAATTTGAATAACGGTATACAAAACATATTAACAAGACTTATAAATGTGAATAATTCTGATGCCAACGATTATTATGATGATGAAAATTTTTTGATGTGTGGTAATTGCCATACAAGAAAACAAACAATCATAAATATTCCATACATGGGTAAAGGTAAAATAAAAGTACCTGTTTTATGCAAATGCGGATCAAAAAAGAGAGAAGAAAAAGAGAAACAAGAAAAAGAGAAACAGAGGCTAATCAGAATAAAAAATATAAAGGAACAATGTATTGCATATCCTCAATATTTAAATAATAAAATATCTAATGATGATAGAAGCAATGTAAAGATAAGTGAAGCGGTATTGAGATATATAAATAAATGGGATGAAATATACAGTAAAAATATAGGTATATTGTTTTATGGAAATGTAGGAATAGGGAAAACTTTTTATGCTGGATGTATAGCCAATGCATTAATAGAGAAAGAGATACCCGTGATTATGACAAATATACCTTATTTAGTCACATCAATCTCAAAGGATTATGAAATAAATAAGGCGTATATTTTAAATAGAATAGCAAATATACCGCTATTAATCTTAGATGATTTTGGAGAGGAACGAATTACTGATTATGAATTTGAAAAGGTACAAGAAATAATAGATACTAGATACAGAAGTGAAAAGCCTTTGATCATAACTACCAATCTTTCTCCTAAAACATTTAAAGATCCGCAAGATTTACGTTTCAAACGAGTATATGATAGAATTTTAGCAATGTGCCATCCGATTAATGTAAGTGGTGATAGCCATAGACAAGCAAAAGCTAAAAAAATGAGAGAAGAAGCTAAAAATATTTTGAATATTTAAAATATACTTTTAAAATCATTCTGATGTATGTCTAAAATTAACGTAAAGGCATCAAATTTAAGTTTAAATATTAAATAGGTAAAATTACTCTACTTGATAAAAAATTAGAAAAAATAAGTGATGTAAGTTAATTTAAACTTTTGAAATCAAGAACCGCATCATGTTAGCTTTAGTAATATTAATATATTGGATAGTGATCTGAAATGGCTTATGAATATAAAAATTTAAACCCAAAAGGTTTGAAGGTGTCGGATTGTACTGTAAGAGCTTTTGCTATGGCTCACGGTATAACATGGTATGAATCTTTTGATATATTGTCTGATTATGCACGCCGTGAATGTTTACTCATAGATGATGTTTCGTTTATTGATAGATTTTTAAAATCAATGTATAATTATGAATGTTATAAATGTAAAAGTGAGAAAATAACCGTGGGAGAATTATGTTTAAAATATAGGTTAGGTACATATTTAATAACAATGAGAGGGCATATAACATGTATGATAGATGGAATAATTTATGACACATGGGATCCTAGAGATAAATATGCTTGGGCTATATGGAAAATATATAGGTAAAGAAAGAGTGATTACTTTATGCGTGGAGGTATAAAAAACGATAGATGTTTCTTTGATAAAGAATCCACTGATGGAAGACCAAAACTAGTTTTAAACGAAGAGGGCAAAAAAATGCTTGTACAATTATTCAGCAGGATGTGTACTCACGAAGATGTGGAGGCACTAATGGATGTTGACATAGATACACTTAAAGCTCCTCATAATATTGAAGCTTTTTCGTCTGCGAAAAAAAAAGGTTTCGCACAAGCTAGATATTCGCTCAGATCAATGCAATTTATGAGTGCTAGTGAAGGAAACGTTCCAATGCAAATATGGTTAGGAAAACAATATTTAGGACAGAAAGAACCTACACACGAGACGACACCAAACGAACATAACGAAAACTACCTTGCATTAATTAAGGCGCTTGAAATTGTTAGAAATGAATCTTAATCCCAAACAGAAAAAATTTATATATGAAGTTATAAACAGTAAAACGAAAAGGATTAATTTATTGCAGGGATCAGTACGTAGCGGAAAGACGTTTATAAGTTTAATTGCTTGGATTGTAATGGTATGTGAGTATCCAGAAAATTCTCTTTTTTTAATGGTAGGCAAAACATTGACATCTCTTAAAAGGAATTGCCTTTGTTTATTAGAAGAATTATGTCCAAAAAAAAATTTTACTTTTTCTATTTCAAAGAAAGAGGCTACTTTATTTGGAAGAAAAATATTTTTAGAGGGTGTTAATGACAGAAGAGCGGAAAACAAAATAAGAGGTATGACATTACAATCCGCTTATTGTGACGAGTTAACTTTATTTACAGAAGATTTTTTTTCAATGCTTTTATCTAGGTTGACAATGCCAAATGCTAAATTAATAGCAACAACTAACCCAGATACACCCTATCACTGGTTAATGAAAAATTATATCAATAGAAAAAATGATATAAGTATGAAGATATGGGATTTTTACCTAGATGATAATGAAGCTATTCCAAAAGATATAATCGAAAACATGAAAAAAGAATATATAGGTGTATTTTATGATAGATTTATATTAGGGAAATGGGTAAATGCTGAGGGGCTTATATACAGAACGTTTACGGACAATAAAGATAAGATAATTACAGATGATATAGGAAATAGAATAGCTTTTATAACTATAGGGATCGACTATGGGGCAAGTAAGAGTAAAACTGTATTTATAGCCTCTGGAATAAGTGAAAGATTTGAAAAAGTGTATATATTAATGGAAAAATCTGTTAAAGGTATTCATGATCCTGAGGAGCTTTATGATTGCTTTGAAAATTTCTACAGAGATGTCTTAAAAAAATACGGTAAACCTAGTATGGCATTTGCTGATTATGGAGCATTGGGACAAGTTTTAACCGCTGGTCTTAAAAATAGATGTTATAAAAAAATGATTCCCATAAATATATACGATTGCGTAAAAAACACCATAATTGATAGAATATCATTAACATGTAAACTGTTTGCACAATTAAGACTTAAAATACTTAAAGATTGTAGCGGTATAATTTGCGCATTTGAAAATGCTATATGGGATAGTAAAAAAATAGATGCGAGGTTAGATGACGGAACTGTTGAAGTGGACTATTTGGATGCATTTGAATATAGTATAAATAATTTTGCCGATAAACTAATAATCAGTAACAAATAGAAAGCAGGACATAAAATGAACATAGAGAATATGCTTAAAAAAATAGGATTAAATCCAGCAATATATGTAGGCTGGAGTAAATACTTAAATTTGTGGTTATCATGGTATAAAGGTAAAAATGCATCATTCCATAATTATACCGTTTATAATGGTATAAAAGACATAAAAATGCAACGAGCATCTTTACAAGTCGCAAAGTTTGTTTGTGAAAAAATGGCAGATCTATTATATAACGAAAAAGTTAAAATTACTTTAGGGAATGAAGAGAGCACAAAATTATTACAAGAAATTTTAACTTATAATGATTTCCACTTAAACATGAACAGAGCTATTGAAAAAGCTTTTGCATTAGGTACAGGATGCATGGTTTTAAATATTGATAATATGCTGATCAATGAATCGTCTATTGATTATAAAAATTCAAATATAAAAATTTCTTATGTAAATGCAGAAAATATAGTTCCTATTTCGTGGGATGAACACGGTATTAAAGAGCTTGCAATAGTTGATTATAATATTAGATCAGATGGATCAGCAATATGTATACTTAAAATGTATATGTTGAATTCTCAACGTAAATATACTATATATAATTATAAATTTATAATTGATAAAAATAATAATATAGCGGAAGCATCTGAGACGTATTTAAAGAAATTTGAAACTGATACGGATATACCGTGGTTTGCGGTAATTTCTCCAAATATAGTCAATAATATTGATTTATATTCCCCGTATGGTATTTCTATTTTTGCTAATTCTATTGACGTATTAAAGGGAATAGATTTAGTATATGATAGTTTAAATAATGAAATAAATTTAGGAAGAAAACGTTTATTTGCAGCTAAAGAAGCTTTACGATTCAGCAGTACTACAGGAGAACCCCACTTAATTTTTGATCCAAATGATGTTGTTTTTCACGTTCTTGGAGATTCTACACTTTCGGGTACAGATAACCGCTCCGTAATACAAGAAATAAACGGCGAATTAAGGATTGATGAACATCTAAAATCTTTAAATTCACAACTTAGAATATTAGGTGCAAAAACGGGATTTGGTGGAGATTATTTTGCCTTTGATGAAAAAAACTTGTCACCCAAAACAGCAACGGAAGTAATTTCGGAAAACTCAGAATTATTCAGAACAATAAAAAAACATGAACTCCTGCTTGAATCTGCATTGAAAACCATTATAAAAGCCATAGACTCCATAGGAAAATTGACGGGGCAATTCACCCTTGATTTATCACAAATTAATATAGATTTTGATGATTCTATAATAGAAAATAAATCTCAAGAAAGAAATGAAGATAGACAAGATTTGGCTCAAGATACATTGTCAAGAATTGACTATATAAGCAAATGGAGAGGCATAAGCAAAGAAGAGGCGACTATGAAAACGCAAGAAATAGATAAAGAAAAGTCTGCAAATGAGGGAATAAGATTTATTGAAGGCGAGATTAATTAAAAATGGTTAATCTTACAAAAAAAGAAGATGAGTTAATTAAGATATATGAAAGTGTAAATACATGGGCTATAAGTGACATAGTAAAGCGTATAATGAAGAATGATGTAATAACTGAAACCGCTAAGTACAGAATATATAAACTGCAAGAAGCAGGGATACATTTACTGGAAATAAAGAAAAAAATAAAATCAATAACAAAAAAAAGTAGCAATGAAATTGAGAAAATCTTTAAGGAATCAGCAATAGAAGACATACAATTTTCAAATAAAATAATTATAAATAATAATAATTTGTTTGTTAGTGATTTAATTCTTGATATATTAAATTTAAATCTTAGATCTACAAAAAACGAATTTAGAAATTTTGATGACAGAATAGTTGATTCATCATACAACACTCTTATAAATTCAATGGATAAGGTACATTATTCAGTTATTTCTGGTATGAGGTCGCAATCCGAAGTAATAAAAGAAATCATAAATGATATTGGAAAAACAGGTATTAAAATAAAAAATATATATGGCAGAAATGAAAGTATTGAATCATATGTAAGGCGTACTATACATACTGGTGTTAATAAATGCGTAGGGGAGATGAACTATCAAAGAGCGGTAGAAAATGGTTTTAAATATGTTTTGGTTAGTTCTCATATGGGCGCTAGGCATATAGAAAATCCCAATCCCGAATATCTATCACATGATTTATGGCAAGGAAAAGTTTTTAAACTTAATGAGGTACATTCTTAAAATAGAATGTACCTCAATTGTTGATTTTAATATATCTAAAATGTAAAATAATTATATAGCCACACTGTAGAAAGCACAGTATAAACATATTTTAGCTATTTAACATAAACGCAGAGTAAATCCACACTGTAGAAAGCACAGTATAAACATATTTTAGATTAGGAGAGATAAAATGGAAGGAATTTTTAAAATGCTTGAATCAGAAGGGATAGAAATTGGAGAAGAGGCAAAAAAGAGGCTTAATAAAAAAATAGCATCAGAATATAAAACAATTGCCGAATTTTCTGATTTAAAAAGAAAACTTGAAGAGACAGCAGAAAAAGTTTCCAAGTATTCTAATATTGAAAATGAACTAAATACACTAAAAAATAAAAATGATGAATTATCCAAGCTTTATGAAACAAGCAAGACTAATGAATATAAACTATATGCACTTAAAAAAGGTATAAACGAGAAATTTGTAGACTTTGTTACAAGTGAAGTATTAAATCAAACTAATGAAGAAAAAGATTTTAAAATTGCATTTGAAGAATATAGCAAGGATAATCCTCAATATATGAACTCTCAAAACTCTGTACAACTTTCAACGACACCTAAACTTGAAAATAAATCAGAATTTAATGTGTCGTCTAATGAAGCTATAAATAATTTTATTAGGGGGAAATACCATGGGTAATGAAATATCAAAACAAGATATCCAAGCATTAATAAGAACGCAAGTAATGGATGAAATTATTGAAGGAGCAGTTAAAGAATCAGCCGTATTAAGATACTTTAGACGACTTCCCGATATGACTAGCAACCAAACTCAAATGACTGTTTTAGATAATCTTCCCATTGCATATTGGCAAACAAGTGATACAGCATTTAAAAGAGTAACTTCTATGGCATGGAGAAATAAATACATAATTCCAGAAGAATTAGCGGTAATTGTTCCTATAGCTGAAAATTATCTTGCTGATAGCGGTAGAGATTTATGGGCAGAAATTAAACCTAGAATAATTGAAGCTTTTGGCAAAAAGATAGACCAAGCTATTATTATGGGTATTGATAAACCTCAACATTTTAGAATGTCACTTATTGATTCTGCTATAAATGCAGGCGCAACAGTAACAGAAACAACGAACTTATATAAAGATATAAACGATGCTATGGCATATGTTGAAGAAAGTGACTTTAACCCAAGTGCAATTATGGGAAGTGTTGGACTTAAATCAGCATTTAGAATGCTTGTTGACAGTACAGGACAACCAATCAAAGGAACTGAAATTGATTCTATTCCTAAGTTATTCATGGATAACGGTGCATGGGATAAAACAAGAGCTAAACTTATTGTTGGTGACTTCTCACAAGCAGTATATGCAATTAGACAAGATGTAACTTTCAAAATTATTGACCAAGGTTGTATTAATGACCCGGTAACTAAAGAATTACTTTATAACTTACCGCAACAGGATAAACAAAACGAGCTGATGGCTGCTTAAGTGATCTGTCCTGTATAAATTGGGTGAACTGCTGGAAAAACCTTAGAGCATTTTGAACTACAACGTAATTGGAAACGATAAGCGTGAATGTTTAAAAATCAAAATGATTGGATAATCAGCAGCCAAGCGTTAATTTAAATGGTTAGCGAAGGTTCAGAGCTCAGACTTTGAAACTCTTTTAGAGAATATAATAAGTCCAAGAGTGCCCAACACATAATATGTGAAGATATGAGCCGAACTGTATAGTAATATACAGAAGTAGGGGATAAAAAGCCCTTACGATAACACAATTGATGATTGCCATAAGAGCAGTAATGAGAATAGGTTGGGAAGTACCTAACCCAATAACAGCTGAAAATCCAGATAATTCTACAAGGTTCCCGTTCTCTGTTGTAGTACCTTCTTCAGGAGCAATGACAACATATACAGCTAAATTTACAGTAAAAGATAACGCTTCTCCTTCACCAGCTGCAATCCAAAACGCAACCGTATTATTTGCTGGACAAGAAAAAACAACAAATTCAAGCGGCGAAGCTTCTTTCTCAGTGCCAGCAAATACAACTGCAACCTATGCTATAACTGCAACAGGAAAACAACCTACAATGGGTAAAGTAACCGTTGAGAGTGCCAATAAAGATATTGCGATTACATTATTGGGGGAATAACCGCTAACGGTGATAATTTGAAAACATTAAGTGCGAATACCGTTAGCAAATATAATGCACTTAAATCAGCAAAAAAATCTGTAAGGAAATCAAGCAAAACGATTTATGAATAGGCGGTATAAATCATGTATATAGATTATGAATTATATAAGAATAACGGCGGTAATATTATTAACGAATATGAGTTTGAGAAATATGCCGAAAAAGCCGAAAATGCTATTTCTATATATACATTTGACAGAGTAAATGACATAACCATAAATGGCTTTCCGTTACAACTTATCTCTAAAATTAAGAAATGTGCTTGCGAACTTGCAGATTTATATTATAAAACTGATAAAGTTAATAATAAATATTTAGGTACGGATTCTAATGATAAAATAACAGGAATTGTAAAAAGTGAAACGGCAGGCGCAGTTTCTAAAACTTATGATAATTCCGCAGTGGCTGAAAACTTTTTAAATTCAGCCACTGTAAATGCAAAAATAAAAAATATAATTGATTCATGGCTTTATCCATGCATGATTAATGGAATATATTATAATGTCACTTCATGGGTGGTATGATATGTATAATCAAACAATAACTTTATTTAATTATTTTTCAGATAAAGATGAATATTTAAAGACTTTAATAGATGGCGTGGAAATACAACCCAGTTACCAAACAATTCCTAACTTAAACCAAACGGACAGTAATACAAGTGTTTTAATAATATTTGAATATTTAGAAGATGAAATAGGGAAATATATTTATAGCAGAGGCAAAAAGGTATATTATTCTAAGCCTAAAAATTGGGATATTTCATCCGATGAATTTACTATTCAAAATAATACTGATTTTATAATAATTGGTGATTACACCAACATTGAAAATGTAAATTTGAATGAAATAAAAAACTCAATTGATGATGTTTTTGTGATCAATCAATTTAAAGTTTTTTTTGATGAATTAAAACATTTTGAACTTTATGTAAATTAGAGGAATTTTATGAGTGATTTCAAATTTAAAATAAATTTAAAAAGAATAAATAGAAATATTGAAAAAGCTCAAGCTACACTGATTAATCAAATTAGGATTGATACAGAGCAATATGTTCCTGCTAGAGATTTGACTTTATCTAATTCGGCACATGCTGAAAATCAAAATACAGAATTAGTATATAATGGACCTTATGCAAGATTTCAATATTATGGAAAAGTTATGGTTGACGAAAGAGGAAGCACATATGCAAGGCTAGGATCAAAAAAACATGTTATAAACAGGGATCTTGTATATAGCAAAGAAAGACATCCAAATGCTACTAGCTTTTGGTTTGAAAAGTCAAAAGCACGGTACAAATATAAATGGATAAAACTCATTAAGGATGTTATGAAAAATGGATAGATACAAATTAGCAAGCAACTCAGAACAAGAATTAATTATTAAATCATTGATTGAATTAATTAAAACTTTTCCGTTTTTGCCTAAATCCGTTAAAAATATAATGTTTTATGATATGATACCTGATAATGAATGTATAGGAATAGGGACTAATAGCGGTGCTAAGATATATAGGAAATATATAGGCAATTCGTATATAGGTAAATATAACTTTAGACTTCACTATAGATATGCGACTAAGAATTCTAATGAAAGATTAAGCAAGCAATCTTTAATAAGCACTATAGGAGAATGGTTAGGGAAACAAACTATAACAAATTCAGATGGCACAACTTATGTTTTAGAATCCTATCCATATGTTAGCGATAGTATAGATATTATTGAAATATCAGAAGAAAATAGGACTATATTGGTTGATAAAAATAAAAATGGTATTGAAGACAGTATAATGGATTTAAATTTAATGTATCATAAGAAAGGATGATTTTATAATGGCTAAAACTCCTCAACAAAGATCCGCCGTCCAACATCTTTTGTTAATATCCGAAGTTGGAAGCAGTGAAACATGGGGTCTTATAAACGAAGGTGTTACAGATCTAACTGAAGAATTTAATCCTGATGAAGAAACTTTAAAATATGTAGCGGAAGACTCTAAAACAAGTTTCGTAAAATCATATGCCCCCTCAATTTCTATTTCTGCTGCGGTTGTTTCTGATGATCCTGTATGTGACTATATTAGGAAAAAAATCAATCTACTTCCAGTGGGAACTGAATCAGATACTGAATATATTAGGTTTTGCATATTAGATAAAGCTGATGATGTAACTCCAACACCTAATAAAGCGTATTATATAGGATATAGAAGAAGTGCAAGTATATCCATAGGAAACATTGGCGGAAGCGCTGAAGATTACCTTTCTACAGAGATTACTATAAATGGAAAAGGTGATCAAACTAAAGGGTATGTAACTGTTGATAAGACAGGAAGTTCACCTGTTTATACATGGTCTACAGAAAAGCCCGAATAAACAATTAATATGTCCAGCCGATATTAATTTAATTGGCTGGGCAAAATAAAATTCAAAATTAGGAAATAGAGGAATGATTTGAATGTTCGACGGTGAAATAAAAGTAAGTAAATATATTAAAAAAATTAAAGTAAATGAGAATGGAGAATACCTAGAAATTAATTTAAATGATTCTGGATTGCTAGAAAATTACACTAATATGGCTTATGAAATCAAAAAGTGTACAGAGTCTGAGATTTCTAATAAAGACATTGACGTAAATAATGATAATTTAGAAGCAATGATAAATTCATTAAACAAAGTGTTATCAAGTCACAAAAAATTAGCTGGAATCATTGATAAATATATGGGCGAAGGAACATGTAAAAAAGTGTTTGGAATAAAATATCCTACCGCTGATTCAGTATTTGAATTCTTAATTCAATATCAAGCGTTACTTGAACAATATACAGGTGAAAAGCTTGAATCAATGGAATCTGTTAAATCAAATTATTTAAATAAATTAAATGATAGACGGCGTGTATAATTATGTTTAATATTTTGATTGACGGACTTCCTAAAGATTATGAGGGTTACTTAATCAGCCCAGAGTTTTTTAATGGCATACTTATAAGCGAGTGTTTAAAAGATAGAGATAATTTATTCAGTAATGATGATTACGGAAAAGTGCAAAAGATTTATACTGCATTTACTATGTTATACGGAAACGGGATCCCGCCGTTTGAACTTGCTCTAAAAGGTTTGAGATGGTTTTTAAATTGCGGTAATGATATAGATCAAAATTTAAATAAAGATAATAAAGAATATTTTGATTTTTTAATTGATGCACCTAGGATTTATTCAGCTTTTAAAGTTAAATATAACATTAATTTAGCAACAGAAAAAAAATTACATTGGTTTGAATTTATTTATTTATTCAATGATTTAAATAAAACATCATTCAGAGATGTTGTAAACATAAGAATGATGAAACCATCAGAATATAAAAATTATGGTAAAGAAGCTATAGCGGAAATTAAAAGACAAAAAAGAAAATTTGATTTGAATAGAGTTAATGTAGAGAAAATTTATACTCCGGAACAAAATAAATTAATAGATGAATTCTATAATTTAATTGGTGGTGATAAATAATGGCGGAATATGATGGAGAAATAAGATTAAAAACTGTAATAGACTCTAGTAGTATAGAACAAGATTTAATGAAAAAAAAAGATGATTACAAAGAATTATCAAGAGAAAGAGAAAGATTAATAAAAAAGCAAATTCAACTTCAAAAAGAATATGCGAATAGTTTAAATCAACAATCCTCATTAGCGTTACAATTGGAATCACAAGAAAATAGAATTTTAAAAATACTAAATAAAAGAGAAGCCGTTCAAGATGCCATTGCATCAAGTAGCCGTGAGGCTACAGATAGACAAATAGAAAAATTACATCAATATGAAATGGATTTAGATTTAGCGCAAAAAAAGGAAACGTTATTAAAAAGCAAACTTGAAGAAAAATCCACTGCATTAAAAAAAGTTTCAGAAGATATTAGAGATAATTCTAATAAATTAAAATCAAACTCTATTAATTTAGATAAAGTGAAAAATAATACACAAAAATATATAGAATATCTGAATTCTATTAAAAGCGGAATTTCAAAACCAATAGAAACCGCTGGAAAATCAATAGTGAGATTTGGCAATAAAATATTTAGTTTAGCAAAATCTGCATTTGTTTTTAATATTTTAAGTGAAGGATTTAGAGAACTGTCAAATGCTTCAAGGGCTCTTATAAGTAGCGATGAAATTCTTGCAAAATCTTTATCTGAAATAAAATCAAATTTGCTCACTGCATTTGCTCCTATATATGAAGCGGTATTGCCAGCATTAAGAGAGCTGGGTAAATTTTTATCATGGGTATCTTTACAACTTGCAACGTTTATGTCATTTTTATTTGGAAAAACTTTAGATCAAACGCAACAATCTGCGTATAACATGAATAAAACTATAAATTCATCCACAAAAGCCTTAAAAAACCAATCAAAAGCTTTAAAAGACGTTTCTAAAAGTGCAAACAGTGCTTTAGCTTCTTTCGATAGAATAGAAGTCCTGAATTTGAATAAAGGTTTAAAAAAGTCCGGGAAACAAAAAGAAAATCAAATACCTATAGGAATAAATAAAGACTCTTTTAAAAAAGTTAATTCAGAAATCTCATCATTTTGGAGTAGTATTGCTGAAAGATTAAAAGCGCCTTTCAAAAATCTTGATGTGTCAAGACTTAACGACTCTTTACAAAATCTTAAAAATACGCTTTCACAATTTGGGCAACCTTTAGGAGAGGGCTTATGGTGGATTTACGAAAATGTATTAGCGCCATTTGCTTCATGGACAATTTCAGAAACATTACCTAGATTTCTTAACGTTTTCAGTGCTTCACTTAAAGTTATTCAACCTATAGCAGGTCAAGTAGGAGAAGATTTAAAATTCATATATGAATTCTTTTTAAAACCTATTGCTGAATGGTCCGGAAGTAAAATAAATGAATTTTTAGATAAATTAAAAGATTCTTTAGAAAGTTTAGCGAATTGGTTATCTGATGAAGAAAATAAGACAGTTTTGGAATGGTTATCATCATTTTTAATAGGTTTAGGAGCGGGCACAGTAATTTTTGGTCTTAATTCACTTTATAAAATAATAACCGCTAAATTAATTCCATCTATTTTACAATTAACAGTCGCCTTTCTATCTAATCCATGGAATTGGGTTGTACTTGGTATAGCTGCCGTAATAGCATCAATTATTATGATTGCAAAACATTGGGATGAAATGGAAAAGTATTTTAATGATGCATGGGAAAACGCAAAAAGAGTTATAGACGGCATAACACAACTATTCAAAGGCTCTGCTTCTCAAATTAAAGGTTGGGTAGATTTTTTAGCTGGTTTATTTACAGGCGATTGGACAAGAATGTGGAAAGGCGCTATTAATATAGTTATAGGTACATTGAATCAAATGTTCGGAATATTTAATACCATAACAAGTGCAGTAAAAGCAGTTTGGAATTATATTTTAGGTGGTATCAACTTTATTATAGATGGAATTAATAATGCAGGATTCAAAATGCCTGATTGGTTAGGCGGTGCCGAATTTAGATTAAATATTCCAAAAGTACGGGTACCGCAAGGCTTTTTGAGACTACCAGAAATACCAGCATTGGCACAAGGAGCGGTATTAGATGGAAGTGATCCGTTTTTAGCATGGATAAACGATCAACCTAAAGGACAAACTAATATAGAAACGCCACTTAATACAATGATAGATGCATTTAACACCGCTTTTAAAAGCAATTCAAATACAAATAATGTTGTTATTCAAGCTTCTGGAGATATTTCACAATTAATTTCATATTTGCATTTTGAATTAAAGAAAGAAGATGCAATTATTGGAAACAATATGATAACAGGAGATGTATATGTATGACAGAACACCTGTTGATAATTGACGGAGATAAGTACGATGTTATGATTACAGCTCTAAAAAGGAAAGCAAATATTTTAGATAAATATGCAGAGAGAACCGCAGACGGAGATCTAAAGCGAGAAGTAATAGGAACTTACTATAATTATTCATTAGCGTTTGCATATAATGATAAACCAGAAAGATATAAAATCTTATGGGATAAATTAACTGAACCTACAGAATTCCACAATATAACTATAGTTGATACTGTAGAAACAATCACATTTAAAGGGTACATAGCAGAGGTTAGCGATGAAATTATATATGCTAATCCTAATAACGGATACGAAAGGACATTTAGCAATTTATCATGTGAATTATTAGCAAAACTTCCTAATAGGAGGCGCATATATTGAAAACATCAGCAAGAGCGGTATTTGAATTGACAGAAGAAGGGGTATCACAAGATGCCACTATATCTTCTACAAACAATAGTAGTTTTGCGGACATATCTAAATTAAAAACAAATACAAGCAGTTACACTCCTTTCATGACCTTAGAACATAATATAAATATATTAGATGGCACATTAGATATTTATAATTCATCTAATGTCAATTTATCTTATTTTAGTCAAAGTTTGTCAAGTGACGATAGGATTTCAAATAATCAAATAGTTTCTCAATTTTCGGAAACTCATAGTATTTATGGAATTACTTTTGATTTTGGTGTTAATGATTTTTTAGATGAAATAGAAGTAGATTATTTTAATGGAAATAATTTAATAAAGTCGTATAATTTATATCCCAATTCAAGTAAATATATTGCAAATACTACCGCTGATTCTTTTAATAAAATCGTGATCAAGTTTAAAAGCACTAAATTCCCTAGAATGTTTTCAAGACTACAATATTTGGGATTCGGTAAAATTTACAATTGGTGTGATGAAATAATTACATGTAATGTTACTGAGAATATAAACCCCATATCCAAAGAAATAAAAGCCAACACTTGTCAATTAACTGTTTATTCGGATTCTGATGATTTTAACATGCTTAATCCTAATAGTGCTTTTTTGTATTTAAGAAAAAATCAAAAAATAAATATATACGCCACCTATGATGGCATTGAATATCATTTCGGTATGTTTTTCTTAGATTCATGGGATACGTCTGTTAAAAATGTTGCAACATTTAATCTGATTTCTCCTATAGGTGTTCTGTCAAGAATTTCATGTAATGACGGTTGGTTTTGTGTAAATCCGCTTCCGGGAAGAATAGGAGACACAACTTACTCAGCTTTAAAAAAAATATTTGATAATTATACATCTGATATTTATTCAGATTTAAATTACAATGTATCAACAGATTTAACGACTCCTTTATTTGGTATTATTCCGCTTGCAGATTATAGGAAAGTAATTCAAGTAATAGCTTTTTGCTCATGTGCAATGGTAAATGATACACGTGACGGAATTATAAAAATTTCTAAAATCATAAATAACGAATCATCAACTACAATTAAATTAAATGACATTCTGGGAGACGTTAAAATATCACGTAATATACTACCAACAATACTAGAATTACATTATTATTACTATCCAATAATGGATGGATTTACAGATAGTAATTATCAGCGCTTATGTTCGATTACATTAGAAAAAGGAGTAAATACAAAAATTTCATCTTCTAAACCTATTTCATGGCTTAGATATAAAACGTCCTCAAATGATCAATGGACTCAAATTGATGATTTTAATTTATACTATTTTTACTTTACACCTACTGAAACCAACACGTATATATTTGATTTTATTGAACAACAATTTGACAATTCAAGTTTTGAAAATTTTAATTTAAGTGATAAAATAAACAGAGTTGAGAATATAATTAAAATTGATAATGAATCTTTGATTTTTCATGGAATTGATGAAAACGAAAATTATACAGAATTTGTTTCAAATATAAAGAGTTACTATAACAAAGTACCTTTTACAGCGGAATTTAAATTTATAAACGATGGTACAGTAAAAACAGGAGATGTCATAACTGTTCAAACTGATCTTGATTACAAAATAAAAGGATATTTAATAGAACAAAACATAAATTTAAGCGGTGGTATGATAAGTAAAGCAAAAGTGATTGGGGATGTTATTAGCGATGAAGTTTGAAACGCCTATATTTGACAGAACTTTAGATAACATTAATTCACTTAAAATATTGCTTGAAAAAGGATATAAAAACTTTACAGAAAAAGAGAAATCAGATTGGGAAAGTAATTTAAAAGGTGCATTAAATATAAGTGATTTAAATAGAATAGAAAATAATATTGCGGTAGTTGCTGAAATTTTAAGCACAACATTAACCACTAAAACAGATTGGAAAGAAACGGATATTCCTCAACAATCCGACTTTTTAAGAATACAATCAAATGTATTAAATTTAAGATCAAAAGTTGCATATATTTTGGCAAATATTACTCCTAATGTGCCAGATTTACCATATAATTACTATTCTAAAATAAATGATATAGAAAGAATATTATTTGACATATATAATCTTTTATCTCATCAAGAACATTATTATTGTGGTGAAGGTACTTCCACCTCTCAAATTGAAATTTACAGCGGAGAAAACATTGGAATTTTATAATTTTTGGAGTGTTAAGTATGTTTGAAAAAAAAACTTGGGAAGATAGGATAACGCAATATCCAGCAAGAAGAAAACTTATTAATGTTGAATCTGGAGAAGAAAGTACGGTTGATGTTTCAAGAGACGAAGGCAATATTTCAAGTACGGGCACGCCTTTTTCAGCCGCTAATATGAATGATTTAGAAAACAGAATATATAATATGTTTCCTTGTAGTATAAGCAATGGGGGAACTGGTGGTAGTACAGCAACAACTGCACGCAGAAACTTAGATGTTATGCATGCAACATATTTATATGACAATTATAGTGGCACAAATAGCACCGTAACTTTATCAGATAGTGCAGATAACTATGTTTTTTTAGATATTCACTATATAAACGATGACAATTATAATTCTACTGTTAGAACTATAAAACCCACAAATAAACACACTATGCTAATGTCTATGCAGTATTCACCTAGTGAACAAATAATGTATTTTAAATCAGCAGTAATATATATTAGTGGTACCACTTTGGATTTTTTAAATACAGGGTGGATGTACTCAAACAGTAGCTCTACTACTGTTAAACCAGACAGTAAGCTTAAAATTACCAGAGTGTTAGGCTATAATTATTAAAGGAGAAATAGAAATGGCATTAAGTAAAATGATAGTATTAGATAATGGAATACCTGTTAATTATCATAGAATTGTAAGTGTAAATAATATAACCAATCATGCAAGTATAATAGCAGTTGCGAGTTATACGAGCACCGAAAAGAGACAAGAGGAGAAAGAAGCTTTAAAAAATAAAAAATCTATGAATGTTTTCATCGACACAACATATATAAATAAAGAATATACGCCCGACTTAGACGTAGTATCAGCATATGCATATATAAAAACACTAGATAAATTTTATATGGCTAAAAATTGTTAAAAGTTGGTGTTGCACATGCCTTTTGAAAACTATCCTGATTTTGTAAAATCAACTGGATATGGAACAGGAGGTGGACTTTGCGGTTGGAATTGTAGGCATAACTTTATACCTTTTGATCCTAAAACAATGACAAATAACATTACTGTGTACGGTATGGAGGAAAACAAAGAATCATATCTAAAATCTCAAAAACAAAGGGCTTTAGAGAGAAATATTAGAAACACAAAAAGAGTTGTAAGAGTCATACGAGAAAATATTAAATATTCAGAAAACTTTTCTTTGGAAGAAACATTAAAAAATCAATTAAAATTAAAAACCGCTTTATTAAAGAAACAACAAGCAAATTATGTTGAATTCTGTAAATATAATAAATTGGCGGTACGAGAAGATAGATTGATCATTTAAACGAGGTGTGTTTCGATGATTTCAAAAGTAATTGTAGCTAAAAGATATTTAAAAAATCTTTATTCTGTAGACGAATTGGAACGTATTAGGCAAAATGTATTATTAACACCTTTACAACTAAAAATAATGGACTTACATTTTATAAATGATTTTCCGCTTTATAAAATTGCAATGGAAATTAATCTGTCGGAAGTAACTATCAAAAGGCACTTCAAGAAAGCACTTATTAAAACTTTTGAATACTTAAAAGCGACGAAATTGATCCCATAATTTATTGATTTTGAAACAAAAAAGATTAACAATTTAATATTAAAAACAGTTAATATGGATTAAAAGGTGGTGGATTAATGCAACCATACAATCCATATTATTTTAATGTCCCGAATTATATGTCATCAAGGTATCAAGGAATTAATCAACCAGATCCATATAATCAATCGTTTATGAATAATTCGTATCCAAACGCAAACCAAAACATGCAACAATCTTTCAATTTGCAAGGGAAAGCGGTTGACAGCATAGACGTAGTAAAAGCTATGGACGTACCTCTTGATGGTTCAATAATATACTTTCCAAAAACAGACGGAACAGAAATATATACTAAACAATTACAAAAAGATGGAACAAGTAAAATATGTACATTTAAATTAAAAACAGATAGCGAAAGCACCGAAAGACATCAAAATCAAAATTCAGATATAAAAAAAGAAGATATAGAAAAAATAACCAGTGATATTGTAGAAGTTAAAAAAAGTATTGAAAATAATTTTTCAAACATTCTAAAAAAAATCGATAGTTTTCAAAATGATTTTCATTCAAAGTCAAATAAAGGTGGGAAATGAAAATGAATCCATTTCAAATGTTGCAAATGCTAAAAGGCGGAAGTCCTAAAAATATGGTTCTAAATATGGTTAAAAATACCATGGGATCCAATCCCATGGTTAAAAATTTAATTAATATGGCTGAAAATGGAGATAAAAAAGGAATTGAAAATTTCGCAAGAAATATAATGAAAGAAAAAGGAATGAATTTTGATAAAGAATTTAATACATTTATGAATAATATGTCACCAAAATAGCTAAACACACATTATGTGTTTAAATATATATAATAAAAATTAAAAGGAGTGTTTGAAATGTCAATGGGTGAAAACTTGAGTCCTGCTGATATTGCAGCATTAACAGGAAATAACAGAAATGATTCGGGATTCGGCGGAGACGGCGGTGCTTGGTAAACTAAAAATCTGCCAAGGGTAAATTGCGGTATTAAGCGGGAAGGCTGAGATGCTAATCCGAACCGAAGGCTATACAAGGTATAGTCAGGGGCAACGCATAGACGATGGGATAATTCGTCCACGAGACCGCGACAAAATGTTCACTTTTTAATATTAAAATTATATAATATTATCAAGGGGGATAATAATATGCGAAAAGGTGTATTTTATACTATTGATGATTATATAATTACGAAGCAAGGCGAAATTATTAACAAACATAATAATAGACCAGTTAAACCTCAAAAAAATGGCAAAGGATATTTAAGAGTTTCAATAGGTAAAAAGTTAATGTTTGTTCATAGATTGGTTGCTCAAAAATATATACCTAATCCGTTTAATAAATCACAAGTAAATCATAAAAATTGTAATAAATTGGATAATAGGGTGGAAAATTTAGAATGGGTAACCAATCAAGAAAATAGAAACCATATGGTTTTAAATGGATTGGCTTCCAATCAATATATTAAAAATAAACATTTTGAAAAGATATGCTGACCTATAACGAATATGAAGTTATAGAAGTAGAGGATAAAAAGCCTTTACGATAACAAAATTGGGATTATTGTTTTCGTTCTTTTCTTTGCCTTTGGTGGTTGGGGAAATGGATTTGGAAACAGAGGCGGAGCTGGATCTTCTGGAAGCGGAGCAATGGATAATTATGTTTTAGCAAGTGATTTTGCAACTTTGCAAAGACAAATTGACAGTGGCATATCTTCTCTTGAAAGAAAAGGTGACGCCATAAATAATGGTTTATGTGATGGTTTTTATGCTCAGGCACAATTGATTAATGGTGTAAATAGTAACATAGCTAATACAACCGCTAGTGTACAGCAAACACTTTGTCAAGGGTTTAATGGTGTAAATTCTGCTATAAATACAAGTGGGTATGAAACTAGAAATGCTATAAATGGAGTTGCAAGTCAATTAGCTGACTGCTTGAGAAAGTCTTTTAAAGCCATAAAAGACAAACTTGCAAATTTAAATGCAGTAGGTAGTCTAGCATAGAAATATGCTAAAAATAAAATTGGGTGAACTGCTGGAAAACTAAGTTTGCAAATTGACTTTCACATTAAAGTAATGTATAATTAAATAAAAAATGTGAGAAGTTGATTATAAATGAATTTTTACGTTTACGAATGGTTTATAAAAGAAACTGGTGAAATATTTTATGTTGGGAAAGGTAGCAAAAATAGATATAAAGTAAGAAAACACAATAAACTTTTCAATTATATATTGGATAACAATGAATGCGAAAGCAGAATTGTAAAAGCTTTCGATAAAGAAGAAGAAGCTTTTGAATATGAATACATTAGAATAAATGAATTATGGAGATCAGGTCAATGTACTGCTAATATACGCAAAGGCGGTATGGGTGGAACAATAGATTGGTGGACTCCTGAATTGAGAAAAAAATATTCAAAACACAATATTATGAAAAGTAAAAATCAAAGAGACAGAATGTCAAAAAACAACCCAATGAAAAATATTGATGTTCGAAACAAAGTAAGTGAATACAGACAAAAAAAGGTTATTATCAATAACATTGAATATAAAAGTGTAAAAACAGTTTGTGAAAAATATAATATTTGCTGGCAAACAGTTAAAAAATGGTGTGAAAAAGGCGTCAACCCTTATGGGGAAATGTGCAGATATAAAAATGAAAAACAAAACTTGCCAAACTGTAAAAGATATAATAAAGGGTCTTGTAAAAAAATTATATATAAAGGCAAATATTATGAAACACCGCTGGATATAGCAGAAGAATTGAAAATCAATAAACATGTAGTTTACAGATGGGCAAAAAATGGATTTGATGATCAAGGAAATTTCTGCAGATATGTTGGAGATAATAGAAAGCTAGAGTATAAAAAATTTACTAATGGAGAACAAAACCGAAAACCAATAATCGTTAATGGTGTTATGTATGAATCTAAAATAGATGCTGAAAAAAAATTAGGTTTATCTAAAGGATACTTAGCCCCATATTTAAACGGTACAAGAAAAAATAATAAATTCATTTGCAAATATGTCAATCAGCAACCAAGCTGCACGAATAGTGATAAAAGTAGTGCAGAAGGCTCAACGACTAACGAGTGAGGACACTAACCAATAACCTCGACACGAGTGCCCAACCCTTAACGAGTAAAATCGAAGGTGAAGATATAGTCTGAACATATAGGAAACTATATGAATTATAGGATAAAGAGCCTATAAGATAACAAAATGGCTGCAAAACCCAATCAGCAATCAAAGATGTAAACTATAACATAGCAATGCAAACAAATTCTATTAACCAAACATTATGCAATGGCTTCAGGGATGTAATAGACAGTCAAAACGCAAATTATAGAGCATTACATGATGAAATCGTAGCAAATAGAATTGAAGATAAAAACGCTCAAATCACAGCACAACAAAATCAAATTAATGCTTTACAGTTAGCAGCTTCACAGCAAGCACAAAACAATTACCTTGTAAATCAATTAAGACCTTCTCCTATCCCTGCATACACTGTCCAAAACCCATATTGTTGTGGATATGGTTCGGCAGCATACAATAACAACGGTTGTGGATGTTGCTAATAATATATTAAAAAATACTCTTCCGCTAATATAGCGTGATATAAGGATAGAATCATGCGTATAAGCGGATTCTATCCTATGTTATTTAGAAAGGAATGATCATATGGCATGTCAAAATATTTGTAAATTATGTTCACGATTGATAATAAGTCAATCAATTACATTTACAGATGGTAATTTAATTGTAAATCTTCCAGCTGGAAGTTATACCAATTATGGAAAATATTGTATAATTTTTGCTCAATCAATACCGACAACGACGACAATTTCTGCTCCTGTTGTTTTTACAATAGGAGAAGGAACGGAACAATATGCACTTGTAAATAAGTGTTGCAAGCCCGTTAGTGCAACAAGCGTGCGAACCCGAACAAGATACTCAACTGTAGTTGAAACAACATCAACCACAGCAATATTTAAAATGCTTGGAAAACCTTGTTGCCAACCTAACAATGACTTACAGTCAGTAAACGGCACAGCACCTACAGCTTAAAATTTAGGGGGGAAAATAAATGCTTGATAAACTAAAAGAAGATTTAATTTGCGAGCTTAAAGACGTGAGCAAAGACGGAGTAAAAACAGGTAACATTGAGTATATATCAAAATTAGCTGAGACTTACAAAAATCTGAATAAATCTGAAAAGGAGGAACTAGAAAGCATGATATATGATGAAAGATTAGACAGAAGAGATAGAAGGTATGGAAGAGAATACGATTCAAGGTACGGTGCAAGAGGAAGAGGAGAATATGCACGCAGAGATTCGATGGGTAGATATGCAAATGGCTTTAGACCTATTGAAGATGGCTATGAAGAATATATGGGATCAAAAAGAAGATATCGTGATGGGGCTTCACCTAAAGAGGATTTATATGACGGATTAGAAGTTATGATGAATCATCTTTGCAGATTAATGGAAGATGTATATCATGACACAGACTCAGAAGAAGAAAGAAAAATCCTTGAAAAATATTTCAGAAAAATGGCTGAAATAAGATAATTTAAAATAGCTCAGACTTAATTAATGTCTGAGCTACTAATTTTTTCTTTCAAATATTAAGTTCGATAAAGTCATTATTTTTAAGTTCTGTAAGTGCAGCTAAAGTTTTATAGCTTAGCAAATGATTATTTTCAATGATTTCTCTAAATGGCATAGCGCCTATTTTTTGACATTCATTTTTAAGGCAATATGCAGCTATCGTCTTAAATACACTCTTTGCGTGATGACTTATATCATCTGAATTCTCAAAGTACATTGGTGTTTTTAATTCTCCTTTATCGTCAATTACAAACCCTCTCGTTTTAAGATCATTAATGAATACTTCCATATTATTCATTCTCCTTTCACAAAGTAGAAATTAAATATTTCTGTTGACTATTAGATGAATATTGAATATAATCATTTATAGGAACTTTTTGATTTAAACTATGTAATTTTGGTTTATTAGATTGTTTACCTGTTGTATTATTATTTTAAAAAGTTCCGTTCATTTATTTCCGCCACCTTTTATAGGTGGATATTTTTTTACAAAATTATAGAATATCATAAGATAATTTTCAATATTTATAGTTTTAATTTGTTATAATTTACATACTTAAATTATAAATTATGTAATTAAAATACAAAATTATTGTACATAGAATTTGTAGATATTTAAACTTGAATTTGATATAATAAGTGTATGTAATCTTTAAGAAAGGAATGATATATATGTCGCAATTGCCTGAGCCTGTAAGCAGAAAAGATGCTTTATTACACAACATAGCAGACGGAACACCTGATATAGATGATTTAGTACCTGTAAGCAGAGAAGAAATATATTTAAAGTATATAGCAGAAAATGGCAGCGGTGGATCAGATGATAATTACAAAGAATTATTAAATAAGTTAAAAGAAACAACCGCTACTGAAAACGATGTTGCGGTGGGAAAAGTATTTGTTAATAAAGACCAAGTTGTTACTACAGGTACAAATACCGCTTCAAGTGATTTTAAAGGAGTTATTGAGCGGACTGAGGCTAATCCTATACTTCCAAGTGATTTAACTACTATTGGGAGATATGCTTTTTATTATTACACAAACTTAGTTTCACCTGTATTACCAAGCGAACTTACCAGTATAGGTGAATATGCTTTTCAAAGTTGCACAAACTTAGCATTAACTTCATTGCCAAGCGGGATTACTAGTATAGGCAATGAGGCTTTTTATTACTGCACAGGACTAACAGAGATAACCTTTGAGGGTAAACCTAATTCAATTGCAAGTAGCGCTTTTAACGGTTGCACTAATTTAACTACTATTCGTGTTCCCTGGAATGAGGGAGAAGTGGCAAATGCCCCTTGGGGAGCTACTAATGCCAGCTTGATATATGGATATACCCCAGAAACCGCTTAAACTCTTGATAAATTTTTAATTATATAGTATCACCTAATCCATTGCATAATAAGATGCTGCAAAGTAATTCAAATGGAAATTTTATGAAAAGGAGTAAAAAAATGGAAAAATTAATAATGTATAGACTAATAGCAGGCGAAGGGAAACTAGTAACTAATGGAGAGCTAACAGGAAAAGTAATTGATGTAGCACCGAATTTATATTTAAATGATTTTTATGAAATTGACGACTACGAAGAAAAAGAAGAAGAAAATAAAAGACCGTGAAAGCGGTCTTTTTTGTTATTCAGGTTATTTTAATTTTGAAATAATTTTATTTTTTTAAAATAATAGTTGACAAAATATAAATAATATGATAATATATAAAAAGAGGAGGTGAGAGAAATGCTAACGATGATAGAAGTTTTAAACTCAAAAGAAATAATAAATATAAAATTGATATGTAATGAGTTATGCCATGAAATATCAGTTGAAGATGTAAAAACATGCTTGAAATATTGTGTAGAGGCAATTAATTCTAAAAATCTCAGAAAGGCTGGAATACTTGAATTTGTAATATACACGATATCTGAGATGAAAGATTTAGATAAGGAAATAAGAGTAGAAGCAATTAATTCACTAAAAAAAATAATACTTAAATTATTACAAGGAGATTATTAAAATGAGACAAATAGTAGTAAAAAATATAATTGAATTTTTAGATAAAGAATTCCCAGAAGGAATAGATATGTATAATACACGAAATATTGAAGGTGATATAATGGCGACTATCTATGATAAAGACGGAATACAGATTGATCATTGCGATGAATATAGATACATAGAAATATTTGGATTAACTATACCTGAATTTAGAGAAGTGAAGAGAGAAATGATGAAACATTACTTTACAGAAGATTACTATAAGAAAAACAAAGATAAGATAATATAAACAATACAAGGAGATGTTAAAATGGATTACGATAGATATTTATATCAAAAGCAAGAGGAATACGATTCAAAAAGAACAAAAGTGGTTGAAGAATGTTTTGAATGTGGAAATGATTTGTATGAGAATGAAGAATGCTATTACATAGGAGGACATTATTATTGTCAAAATTGTATTGATAATTCATTTATGACTTTAGAAAGCACAAGCTATTTTGAAGAAGAATATTAAAAAGGTGGTAAATATAATGGAAACAACAAAGAAGAGAAAAACATTAAGAAAAAAATTGAAATATAAGATAATGACTGAATATGAAACTATAAAAGAATTCAGTAAAAAAATAGGATATACACCAATGGCAGTATACGGGATTGTAAGAGGAGATCAAGACGGATCATTTAAATTTTGGAATGATACTCAAAAATTGCTTGATATACCCGATGAAGAAATGTGGAGTTATCAAAAAAAAGGAGAAAATAATAATGGATAATTTAATAATATTAAGACAATTACCTATAATAGAGCAAACAATAGAAGAAATAAGTCAGAAAATAGATAATGAAATTCGAGAAGCTAAGAATACTATACCTTCTGATTTGGATAAAACTTCATCTCACTTAAAAAAGATAAGGGCAAAGATAAAAAAAGAATTTGAAGCTATAGAAAGTCAAAGGAAAAAAGTTAAATCTGAGATTTTAAAACCATATATGGAATTTGAAGCGATTTATAAAGCTAAAATATCAGAAAAATTCAAGGAAGCAGATAAATATTTCAAATCTAAAATAGATGAGATTGAATCACAAATAAAGGAAGAAAAGGAACAAAAATTAAAAGATTACTTTGAAGACATTGCAAGTTACAAAAATATAGATGTTATTGATTTTGAAGATTTAAATTTGAAAATTAATCTTTCTGAAAGTATGAAAAGCTACTATTCAAAAATAGATGAAATATTGAATAGAATAGATAATGATTTAAAAGTAATAAAAGACAATTTTAGTGATGAAAAAGTTAGATATGAAATTATACTTAATTACAAAAAAACCTTGAATTTAGCTGAATCAATGCTAGCTATGAAGGAAAAAGAAAGAGAAATAAAAAATATAATGGATCGTAAAGGGCATAAAGAAATTTTAGAAGCACCCAATTTGGATAATGAAGAAAAATTTGAAATGTCTTTTACTGTAACAGGAACAAAAAAGCAGCTTAAAGCACTTAAAGAATATTTGACTGTAAACAATCTAATAAACCAAAATTAGGAGTATAAATAATGGAAAATACAAAAAATGAATTATCAGTAGTTTATAATATAGGAGATAATGAAATAAAATTAACTCCTTCAATTGTGCAAGAATATATAGTGGGAATTAACAACGGAAAAATAACTTTACCAGAATTTAAATTTTTTTGTGAAATGGCAAAAAGCAGAGGATTAAATCCATTTACAAGAGAAATTTATTTAATAAAGTATAAAGACTCCTCACCTGCTCAAGTAGTGGTAGGAAAATATGCTATCTTAAAGAGAGCAACAATGCACCCACAGTTTAATGGCATTTTAAATGGGATATTTGTAAAAAAATCAGACGGAGAAATAGAAAAACGTGAAGGCGGAATGATTTTAAATAATGAGTCGTTAATAGGATCTTGGGCAACGGTTTATAGAAAAGATTGGGAACACCCTATGCATTGCAGCTGCTCTATTAATGAAATAAAGCAATCATTTAATCCTTCATGGCAAAAAATGCCAGTAACAATGGCAATTAAAACAGCTACCGTAAGAGCTTGCAGAGATGCTTTCCCAGAAGTATTAGGCGGATTATATGAACAAGATGAAATGGATATGCCCATAGAAAACAATGGTTTTGATTTTCAGGATATTGAATTAGATAATAAAAATGAAGAGAATACTGAAAATAAAGAAACAAATACTATTGACTTAGCGGATTTATAACCGCTAAGTTCTGATTGTAGATATTGATATGTTTAAATATGAAATTTTAAATACAGGCTCAGCTGGTAATTGTATAATAATAAACGATATTATTGCACTTGACATGGGAATATCATTTAAAAAAATAGAACCTTACTTGAACAAAATAAAGCTTATATTTATTTCTCATGAACACCAAGACCATATGAGATTGTCAACTTTAATTAAAATACATAAATTACGTCCTACAATTCGTTTTTCGGTGGGTTTTTGGTTAAAAGACAAATTACTAGGGGTAGGCATAAAAAATTCAAATATAGATGTTTTAAAGCAAAATATGATATATAATTATAAACTTTTCAAAATAATACCGTTTATACTTTTCCACGATGTAAAAAACTTTGGTATTAAAATAATTGATACAAAATCAAATGAAAGATTATTATATGCCGTTGATACTAATAGAATAGACCATATAAAAGCTTATAACTATGATTTGTATCTGATTGAAGCAAATTACGATGAAAACAAAATTGAGCAAAACATAATTAAAGACAGAGCATGTGGACATTTCAGTTATGGAGAAAGAGCAAAAAGAACTCACTTGTCTATACAGAAAGCAAGCGAGTTCTTACTTAAAAACATTGGAAAAAACAGTAAATATCAATTTATCCATGCGTCTAAAAGAAATATTTAAAAAATATAGGGAAGCTTCAGAAGAGGCTTCCTGGAAGAATTATCATATGGAATAATATTATATTATACCATTATCTTCAAAAAGTAAATTAATTTTAAATTAATTTTAGTTGAAATTATCTTTACTATGATAATATCAAGCAGCAGCACATAATATTAAAGGCCTTAGAAAAAATCTAAGGTCTTTTTTAATGCGAAAGAATGTTGTATAGATACCAATGATGCAAGACAAGAAAAAAAGCGAAAAAACTGTAAAAAATAGAGTACTAACATGAAAAAGGTAAACATACAATTTATTTCGCTCGTAATTATATTATTACATTATTTCTAAAAAGTCAAATTAAAATAGCAACTCTTAGCGAGTCGCTATCTATGCAAAATAGTTACGTATTTATATTAAGACTATCTTTTATTTTTGTCAATCATTAGTTTTTTAAAAAAGATGTAACGGTAAATGCACCAACATCTCAAGAGATAGTTGATGCATACAACAAAACGTGCGTTATATTAATAACTCTTCTATTAATAAAGAGAAAAGTATAAAAGAGAAAGATGACAGTGGGGAACTTTGTTCCCCACTTCCTCCACCCACGAAAAAAATAAATAGAAATCATAAAGAAAAAAATCAACCAAAGCATAAGCACGGAGAATATGAGAATGTATTATTAACGGAGGAAGAATTTGAAAAACTAAAAAAAGAGTTTCCGAAAGATTACCAAGAAAGAATTGAAAGGCTTAGCGAGTACATTGCAAGTGTAGGCAAGTCATATAAAAACCATTTAGCAACTATAAGATCGTGGGCAAGAAAAGATAAACAGCAACAGTCAACTCGTAGTTCTATGGGATTGCAGAAAGCATACACCGAAGAAGATTATTCAGAGGGGTGGGACTAATGGTTAATACAGAAATAGGGGAAGTATTTACTAGTCTGATAAATATGGATAATACCAGCCCAGAAGATTATTATGACAATGAAAATTTTTTGATGTGCGGTAATTGCCATACCAGAAAACAAATACTCGTTGATATGTCGTGCATTGGCAGAGGAAAAACCAAAGCTCCAGTTTTGTGTAAATGCGGGTTAGAAAAGAGAGAAGAAGAAGAGCGCAAGGCAAAAGAGGAAGAGCGGTTGATTAGGATAAAAATTCTAAGAGAGCAAGGCATTGCAGATCCGCAGTATTTGAAACATAAAATTGCTAATGACGATATGAGCAATGTCAAGGTTAGCGAAGCGGTGCGAAGATATATAAGCAAATGGGAAGAAATATATGCTAAAAACATAGGGTTATTGTTTTACGGCGGTGTAGGAAGAGGCAAAACTTTTTATGCTGGGTGTATTGCTAACGGCTTAATAGAGCAAGGGATACCGGTAATCATGACGAATATACCGGCATTGGTTACTTCAATGTCAAAAGATTTTGAAAAAGACAAAGCATTGATACTTAGACGAATATCACAAGTACCGCTATTAGTCTTAGATGATCTTGGAGTTGAAAGAAACACGGCATATGGGTACGAAAAGTTACAAGAAATCATAGATACCAGATACAGGAGCGGTAAACCGCTAATAATAACCACTAACCTATCACCTAAATCATTAAAAGACCCGGAAGAAATGAGATATCAACGTGTATATGACAGAATTTTAGAAATATGTCACCCTATACACGTTGACGGAAATAATCATAGGCAAGCAAAGGCTAAAAAAATGAGGGAAGAAGCTAAGAGCATTTTGGATATTTGAAATAGGAGCGGTCAAACCGCTCTTGTAAAGTAAACCATATATAGTCCTAAAATCGTCGAAAACATACCGAATTTCAATTTTTATATAAAACAGGTAAATTACAATCCTTTTGATGAAGATAGGTGGGATTAATGGCAAAAAAACGAGGTAAAGGTAAAGGAGTACACTGGTATTTTCCGAAAAGAAAACGTCCATTTTATGAGAGCACGTGTTATGCATCAGAATTTTTGAAAGTTATGGAGAAATGTTTTTGTGAAGAATATGGTAGACACCCTACAATTCAAGAATTAAGAGATTTTTTAGTATATGAAGGAGAAGAAACTCAGATATTAGATAAATTAATTTTGGCTGGATATGGAGAAGAAGTATATCATACGTGGTATGACTAAAATTACTCTAATAACATAAAACCCTCTAAAAAAGCTTTAAACACATCAAATTTAAGAGGAAGCTATAAGGTATAGAATTATACTCCTAAAGCAAAAAAACTTAAATTTGGCATATTTAAAGCTAAATAAGATATATTATGAAATATAGTTTAAAGAATACAATCTTCAAAAATGCAATTAAGGCAATCCTTGTTACATTTTTTTGAGGTAAGGGTAGTTTTATTTAATTTAGGTTTTGGATTACGTTTTAGGGCCATTTTTGAAAGGATTTTAGATTTATTTTGTTGGTAGCATTTTTACGGATGTATATAAACAAATAGATCCAAAAGCCAATATTATATATATTACCGTAGTTAAATCAATTTCAAACATGAATAAACCTCCTTGATCTGTATTTTAATTTTCTAATCATTTTGATTACATATTTTATAGATTGCTTCAAAAAAAACGAATCTTTTTCTTATTGCCTCTTTTGCTTTTTCTACATGTCTGCTTACAACACTAATACCTATACCTCTTTCAGTTGCAATTTCTCTCATTAGTTTGCCGTTTACAATGTATTCTTGCAGAATCTCTTTTTGAATTTGTGTTAATTCTGTATCTATACATAAAGAAATAAATTTTTTTAATGAATTTCTGTATTTATCAGTTGGGTTAACCTCATGGTTTTGAGAATAGTATAAATAGTTATAATAATTTTCATATTGATCTAAACTTAATTTTCTTTTTCTCATATCTTCACCACTTGATTTTAATTTAAATTGCGTTTAAAGGGGTGTATTCGCAGTAAAGGGTAAAATATATTAAAACCTATATTAGCACGAAAATAGATATGCTAGAGATAACTTAATCATCGAATATGGATAAAGACTCATATTCATCAATATTGTAACTAGCAGGTTCTTGATGAAAGGAGTTACATTTTTTATTATTTAAATATTGAGGATGATCATTGTTAAGTTTAAAAAAGGATGACCAACCGTTCATAATGGAATTCTGAACGATGATAATTTTTTCTTCATCTGTATTTGCTAGAGTATCTAACTTATTTAGACTTAGGATAAGAGCTCTGTTAGTTACAGGTGCTTTTTTTGCTTTCCTTGTTTTTAGATGTTCTTTTAACTCAGATCGTAATTGTTCGTTTTGTGTATATTCTTCTATTATATCATTAAAACTTATTTTTCCCTCTTTATTTTCTCCCTCTGTTCCGCTACTTTCTTTCTTACTTATAGAAATAGTATTATTTAAATCAGTATTATTTAAATCAGTATTATTATAATTACCCCAGTTTTGTACCATGTGAGAATTGTATAGGGTAGAAAATCTAGGGGGTACAAAATCAAGGGTTTTATTTTCTGTATTTCCTATATTTTTGCAACTTTCATCAGTAAGCGACCCTCTGTTTTCAATGGTTTTTACAACTCCTTGAGACCCGTTGATCTTTATGTTTATTAAATATGGCGTTGTTAAATCTGGTTTATCTAACAAGTCATATTCGTAAACAAAACCATTGTCGCTCTTATATGAACGTATTCTGTACTGTTTTAAATACCCTTTTTCCTTTAATTCGTTCCACATACTATTAAATGCAGTTTCACCCTCTAATCCTTGTTTCATCAAATAACTTTTGCTTAATTTAAAGTTTGGAATAGTAATATATGAATATATTTCTGCATATAATCCTTTAGCTTTTCTGCTTAAATTCTTATCTCTTAAAACTTCATTTGGGATCATTGTAAAATTACATTTTTTTTGCTTAAAATATGTCGCCATTTTAATTCTCCTTTTTAAACACAAAAATACCCCTAGTAATAGATTAGCTGCAACAAGGGGAGACTTAATAAACCCTATCTAATCTATTACTAGAGGTACTTTCTGTAATATAACATTATTCGATTTTTTAATATTAAGTCTCTTTTTTGTTGCATATATATTATAACATTAGAATCGTATAATGTAAAGTAAATGATCATGTAATATATTAAATATTTTTGTATATTATTTCTTGACTTTCATTTTGAATATATTTAAAATGATAAAGTTGAAGATCATTAATATTCATAAAAACTTCTAAATTTACTGTAGTCATGCTTTATAGCATGGCTTTTATTTTTTTGCATAGTTTTCACTGGATATATTTTTGTTGGTAGCATTTTTACGTTCTTGAATATTGTTAATGTATTTGTCGGGATTAAGAAAACTAATTTCATTATTTTTTGAATTTTTTTCATTCAAATACTTTTTTAAACATTCATATATAGACATATAATCACTCTTTCTTGTTAATAGTTTAAATATTTTTAAATATACTTCAAACAAAACCAGAAATCAATTAGTTGCGTACTAAACCATTTAGATTTAAACTAGTAGAATAAATAAGAAAGAAGGAGTGTAAAATATGAGTAAATTTGAAGAGATCTTGTCACCCGCTACTCAAGTAGGTTTGATAATAGGTATAGCGGAGGCTATAAAATGTGCTGGATTAGAAAGTAAATATATACCAATAATAGACGTTATTTTAGGTATAATATGCGGTATAACATTGTATTCAGAAGAATATGGATTTTTTAAATCTATAATAATAGGTGTTTTGCTGGGACTTAGCGGTTGTGGTTTATTTAGCGGAGTAAAAAATTTAAGCGCTTAACATTGTCATATAAGAGTGACAAACGTTGAATAACAAGCCAAATTATGC